CGCTGGCTCTATCACGATCAGCAATTCCGGCGTCACGAGCGTTGCAGCGGGAACCGGGATTAGTGTCTCTGGCTCTACCGGTAGCGTCACAATCACTAACACTGGTCCTTCCAGTATTGTGGCTGGCACGGACGGTGGTATTTCCGTGAGCGGCACGTCTACTGTGACGATTGCGCAGGCTCCCTACACGGGCACGTCAGCCACCAACACCAATTACCCGATTGGTTCCATGGTGATCTTGGAGTCCAGCACCAACACTCCGGGAACGCCCGGATTCTATATGAACCAATCAACAACTCTTTATGCAGGCACCAGCCCATTCACCCCATACAACGTCAATGACTTGGGTTCTGGTTCGGCTCTGAGTGGCACGTGGCGCTTCCGTGGCTTGTCTGGCGTGGACACTGGTGCGGGCAAGTATTACTACATGTATCAGCGTGTTTCTTGAGGTGAATGATGGCTGCACCCGCTCGCAATCTTAACAACTGCCAGATCATGCCTGACGGCGCATATCTGGTCCAGTTGGAAATCTACGATACAGCAGGGCAATCATGGGTCGCTTGTCCGTATGTCGCGCGAGAATCTGACGGTACGCCCGTGGCCGTTTGGGTGCTTGCGGAAATCGCGACTGGCAAATATCCCATCTCGCCATGGGTGCCTCCGACGCCGCCTACGCCGTAAAGGTAAATTGCCCCGGCTACGCAAAACGCAAGCCGGGGCAGTAAGCGTTACGATCTGACGCTGTGACAGTTATTGAAAACCAGAGGCTAGGCTACTGGCCCTGATTCAGTGGGAGCGACATGCTCCCGCTCTCCGCTTTGCGAAGCTCGTAAAACTGTTTCCTCATATCGGCGGACGCCCTGAAGGATGCTCGTATGATCCTTTTGGCCGCTATAAAATGCAAGCCATAAATAGCTCTTCTTGCACTCATGCCGCCCGCGCCACCACGCCTCGCGGCGAGCTTTAACGAGCTTCATAGTCCGCCTTTCACCGTCAAGCTCTTCCATGGTTATGCCGTGTTTAGCACAAACCTCACGCTTAACCTGATGATAGCTTTTTGGTTTTGGCTCTTGGCACGTAGCTGAAGGCAAAGAATCGCTCTCCATCTGGGGCCTCCCATAAGTCTAAATACGCAGCCTTTTCATGGCGAGGATCGGACGACATGCGAATGTCCCCATCCGGCTCCTCATATGCCCAAAGACCCTGCTCTATGTCATCACGTTCTGGGCGTCTCAACCACCCAAACGTATTATGCCATCCTGATTTGATGACTTGATATTCCGACCGAAAGTCGGATTGTCGGTTGCTCTCACGTCCTTGTTTTCCCATGTCCAGCACTCCCCATCCTCATGAAAGCATATCCATAACCAGTGATGTTCTGCGCCATAGTCCACGATGAAATGCGCAAGAGCTTTGCCTTTCGGCGTGTTCAGAGGAATAGTAGGGTTAAGTTGTAAGATCATTTAGCCTCCAAGTATCTTGGATTTAATTGAAATGCCTTGCGCGGTCTGTCGCGCTTGCGCGGCTCTGACTTGATGTAGCAAATACTGTGATGGTCCTCACAGTACGATCCTGTCTTCTTTGGCTTGCCGCAGAACAGGAAGTCAGAGGGCTTCTTGCTGTCATTGATGACAAATCGGCAGGATGTCGCCTTCAGCTCCATGAGCGACAGGGGCCGCAAACCGTCCTCCACCGGCGGCAGTGGCGGCAGCGCCCTGCTCTTATTGCTCTTAACAAACGGATAAGACTTACGCTGCGCCCGCTCCTTGGAGGATATGTTCTTCTTCTGCGCGGGGTCCCTGTATTCAAGTAGCCCGAGTTTGCGCAGACGACCTACTTTCCCCAGAACGGCGCTTCTAGTCATCCCTAGCTTTTCACCGATCTGTTTGCCGGTAAGTCCTTTCTCCCAAAGCTCTAGTATTTTCTTAACTGTTTTATGGGCATGCTGTATCGCAACCATGTATCACCTATTTCTTATTCCTTATGTCATCCCACTTTTCTCTCGCTAACTCCCAACCCATGAGGGTCAGGAGTCCTGTCACCATAATGATCAGGACCGTTATGCAACTCAGCATAATGATCCCCAAGAATGTTGCGGCCTCTACCATGTGTATAATGTCCCTGCCCATGCTGGCACCTTGGACGCCTGAGCCATCCGCACGTATTTGGCGCGGTATGCCTGAGCTTTCCGGTTAAGTTTCTTATTCCAGCCGCCCCAGCCAGCAACGTGACACGCCGCTAATTGGTTGTAGCTCTTAGCCCCCACGGAGATGCACTTCTCCATGTGCTTGATCCCCGCCATGATCTGCGCCTTGCAGTCACGATGAAGATCATATGAGCTGATCCCAAAGGCTTCCGCACTCTTGGGCAGCACTTGCAGCGGGCCCACAGCGCGCCCGTGGCGGGTCTTGGGGCCAAGGACATGGCACCGATACCCACTCTCCAGTTTGGTCAGCCTGAGAGCGTCCTGCACGTGCTGCTGGCCCAGTACGGATTTAGCTTCCGCAGCGACCATAGCCGCAACCTTGGCCTTGTCTGGCGACATAGCGTTTAGGTCTAGCTTGCCCGCCCACGCTGGAGTTTCGGGGGCGCGTAGCCCCCTACTCCAGTAGTCGCGATCTTTACGGAAGAAATCTGCCGCTGATTCATCAGCCGCCAGCGGGTGTATCAGGCTGGTTAGGGTGAGAGCCGTAGCCGTTGTCATAGCTATCAGTCGGCGCATTGGTATTCTCCCGTTTAGGTGCGAGCCGCCTTGCCATAGCGGCGATGTCATCCTCAATGTTTCCAAACTGCGCAGCCGCAAACTGCCCAGCGATAGCCGTGTAGTTTACGTCATCAACCCACGAGTCAACAAGCGTGGGGTTTTCTGTCTGACGTGCTTGCTTCACGCACGACATGATGATTGCAACGTCATACATGCTGATCGGCCTGTTCAGGCGGATAGATGCGAGCTTCGCGGCGCGATCAAATGAGAGTTCCACGGGGCCGTATTGATGGCCGCGTTCTTTCAACGTGTGCGCTGCGGTTGTCAAAATTTCTGTGTGGTTCATCATAGTCCTGTTCCTTTCCGTATTCCAAGTAGACTTGCACTTTACCGATATGATTGGTGTTTAAGAGTATATCACCCCTATCTTCCCATATTGTCTCTCCCGTTATGTGATCTTTGCGCTTATAGTAAAGAAGCACCTTAACAAAGATGTCGTCATTTAGTTGCTTCAGAAACTTATCAAGCGTTTCACACTCTGTCTCAACCGTCATCTGGTGGACAAGGTACTCTTTGGCGCTTGGCATGTTCATTGTGATGAGCAGCTTCATTTCTGTTCCTCAATGGAGATAAACTTGCAATCTTTCGGATGGCACGTGTAGTACTTTTCAAACTTTTGAGTGTTTGATGCGTATATATCCCGTATCTCCCACTCGTCTATTTTGCTTCCTTTAACAATAATCATATGAGTCATGTCTTTATTCAGAATTAAGTAAGCAGAGATGTGCCCGCGATTTCTCTGAACGGTATATATGTTTGATACAATCACGGACGGATGAGGGAAGTCTTCCGCGCACGTAAACTTGGTCTGCTTGAAGTGTTTGACCTCAACTATTGATTGGCTGCCGTCATCATTGGTGATGATGATGTCACCCTTGTCTACGTACTTCAGAAACTCTCTATGCTCTGGAGAATACCGAATAGCAGGAATGGTCACGGTCTTGCCCTTTCTATGCAGCCATTCAGCTACCTTAAAAAGAGCAGGACGTGATCCATCCAAACGCTTCAGGAATCTCTCGTGAGATTCAGCTCTCTGCGTCTCGTCTGACAACGGTTCCATCCATCTTGCGTTTCCACTTGGAGTTCCTGCCACCCGGTATCGGGCTTTTGGATTTCTTGGCTCCAATGTGGCGTTGGTGTATGCGTTTTACCTTGGCGATCAGGGGAGCATCCACAGTAGCAGTATGAGCACGATGGCACTTGCGATGGGCAACCAGCCAATTACTAGCATCGTCAGCGCCACCTGCTTCCAATGGAATTTCATGTGACACGTCCCACTCTTGTCCGGGGATCACTTTCATGTTGCACAGGTGGCAGATGCCGCCGTGCCGCATAAAGATGTCAGCCCGCGTTTTGGCCGTGATGCGTACCCGTTTCATTGCAAAATTTGCTCTTCATCGTCTTCTTCTTCATCATCAAAGTTCATATGCACAAACTCGTATATGCGCGCGTGCATGGTTGCAGACATGCACTTTGCGGCAACTCCGTTCTTTGCGACAGAGCTAATGACACGCCCAGCAACAACCGTGGCAATAGTTAGCGCCATGCTTTCATCTACATTCTCCAAAATCTTGATAATCTGATCTGATATTTTTTTTAACTTAACAGCAGCTTCTATTCCCTCTCGGACCTCATCTACTAGGCGAGTCAATTGCTCAATTTCATCTTCATGATCGCTCATATCATATCTCCTACAGCTTCATTTCCGCGCGCTTGGTGGCCTCATGTGATTGCCACTCATGAAAGCGCATCCTGATATATTCCAGTTGGACTTTGAGCAGAGACGCCTTTTCACGCGCCTCTACCATGCTCTTGACGTACTCACGCCACTCGCCAGAAGCCTTGACGTTCATCTCGGCGCGACTGACAGGCATATCTCCCTGCCCCGCCATCATCTGAGCAAGCACGCTAGATTTGGTTTCCTCCAACATGGAGGCCGCAGAGTCCGCATCAACCCACTTTTTGGCGATGACGCGAAACTGTTCTGAGAGAGGGAGATTTGCGTCCATGGTCAAAAAGGAATCTCGTCGTCAGAAACAGCCTGACGCGGGGCAGATTGGGGAGCGTTCTGGCGCGGCTCTTTCTTCTTGAAAGAGAATGAATACCAAGGGTTGCCGTTCTTATCCACTTTGCGCCAGCCGTTGATCCAGTAGGTCTGACCGTCAATCATGACATCTCCGGTCATGTCGGCCTGTCTGTCATTATCTTTGCGGGTGTTCTTGAACATAGAGCCGCTGTTATCCCGAAGCTCATACGCCATTATATTTCTCCTTCAGCTTGGAAACCATTTCATCCAGTTCAGACAGAAACGCTTGAACCGCCTCTTCAGCCATAATGATCCACGTGTCGTCACGCTCTACACGGACAACAAACAACTGCATCTCTTCTGGCATACGGGGGTCAAAAGACACAAAATCGCACCACGCCCTGCCAGTACAGGCCATCTGCCATTGCATCTGAGCAAAGTACTTAGGCGGCGCGTCATCTGACATGAGCGTGTCAATGTGAGTGGCCGTGTTGGGGCACTTGATCTCAACAAGGCCGTCATCTCCAACTAGGCCGTCTGGCGAGGCACCTGTCATTGCCCCAGATGGGTGGGGCACGAACCCGGTTTCTTCCACTAGCACCCCCCTGTGCGCCTCGTAGGCAGCACGCGCCAGTGGTTCCGTGTTCGTGCCCCAGATCATCGCAGCGTTCTGATAGGAGTCCCCCTTCTGACCCGTCAGACGTTCCACGATGAGTTCTGCCATATAGTTAGCCCGGCTTGCACCGTAGCCAGTCTTGGTCTTTGCCATAACGTCAGCAATGCGCGAGGCAGTCACCTTGCCAAGACGTGCGGCAAACCATTCATCTGTGCGCTGTTCCATCACCATTCCTTTTCCAAAATATCTTCAGCATCACGCACGATCTGATTCATCTCCCGTATGCTGTCGGGGATGACTTCATTGATGATCCTGCGCAGCGCGGACTCAAGTTCCGCGATGCGCTGGGAGGCGCGCATGGATGAGCTGATAAGCTCCATCTCATACGCTATGTCGCCAGTCTTACTCACTAGCGCCATCCGCTTCTTTGGCCGCCGCCTTCAGCGACTTAATGGTGTTGCTGTCAATCAGTGAGCGGTCTTCTTTAGACAGGGACCGCCACCACTCCGTCAGAGCGGGCGTGCCCTGCTTTGCAGCGTTGTTTGCAGCAGCCATCACGTCTGCGCTGGGCTTGCTCTTTTGCGGAGCCTGTTCCTTGACGGAATCAACAGCAGTGTTGCCGTCATCATCATAGCTGGCGAGGGCAAGCAGAGACATGATGCCAATGCGACGAGCGTAGGTGATCGCGCTGGCATACCCGTGAGGATCAGCCTTTCCCGCAGGCATAAACAGCGTTTCAGAGATAAACTCGCCAGACTTGTGAACGAGCATAGTTTCAACTTCTGCGCCGCCGTTAACGGTGCGCGGAGCTTGAATGATAGCGAGATCATTCACAGCAAGCGGCTCACGGATCACAGCACGCACAGCGGCAAGATCAGCATAGCGGCTCTTGAAGTAAGGATTCTCAGAACCCTTGGAGGCGTCTTCAATCTGGCCTTGTGCCTTAGCAAGCGCGCCAGCGAGTTCAGTAATCGTCTCAGACATTTTCATAAGATTGCTCCCGAGTTTAGTTATCAGACTTTACATTCAGCAGAGATCAATTCCATCATGCCATGGTCAGCGTAGATGTTTCTGGTTAGCAGGTCAAACAGCCAGTCGCCTTTCTTGAATTGCACAATCCTCTCATCGCTATCACGCATAGAGATCGCATTGATGTACCAGTCACCACCATAGTCCACTTCAATATCAAGATGCGTGTCGTAGATCAGGATGCTGGGCATTGACGGTATCTGATACTCATCAATGAAATAGTAGTTGGGTTGGTACGCCATGGTTCATCTCCGTCCGTATTGGGGACATAATGCTTATGTCACAGCGCGCAAGGGTTGACAAGTCTTTTTTTGCGTTTTATTGTCCAGAGCATGAACAAAAGATCACCAGAACTCATGAACGTCTTTGCTGCCTCTGGCGGCGTAGGCGCACTCGCACTCAAGCTAGGCCTTAGCCGTCAAGCGGTTGCGGTTTGGCACAGGGTCCCGTTCAAGCATCTGAACAGGGTCTCTGAGCTGACAGGTTTGCCGCGCCAGTTGATCAGGCCGGACCTGTTTGATGACGAGCGACTCATTCTCCAGATGTTTGACCGTGGCATGAACACGGCTGATATTGCGCGGGCGTTGCAGACGACAGAGGCTTCTGTGGCTTTTGCTCTGGCGCGGTCTTTGGAGGATCGCCGTGAAAAGGTTGGAACTGATACTGCCGTTGCCCCCGTCAATGAACCGCCTGTGGAGAACAGGTAAGGGAGGCGCGGTCTATCGGTCGCCTAAGTATGAGGCGTGGCGGACGCCCGCGATCTGGCAAGTCAGCGTGCAAGCCAAGGGGCTGAAATTTGAGGGGGCATACAAACTCACAATGCTTGTGGTGCGCCCTGACAAACGCAAGCGTGATCTGGATAACTTGTTCAAGGCGGCGTCAGACTGTTTGGTGTCCGCTGGGATTATAGACGATAGCAAATGTGAATGGCTTGAGGGGCGGTGGGTCAAAGACGGCCCGCAATGCACCCTGATTATAGAGGAGATCACGGATGGAGAAGGTAGCTCAAATGTTCAGGTTAACGCCTGACATATTTGACTCAATCAGTCTTGATGACATTGACGCCACCGCAAGAGATATGTGGGAAATGGATATATTTTATCCGCCGTTTGAGAAATTCATCATAACGGTGAAGTCTTCATTCCTCGCTAAAATGATGTTGGATAAACAATATGTAAGCCAATACGGGCAAGATGGTGCTGAAGACTTAAACAGATATTGGTCAGCAAAAGATATGGAGCTGTTCTTTTATTTTTCATCTGATTTGCAGCGGGAGGGAAACAATCCTCTCGGAACTATTGTTGGTATTAAATTTGACCGCGCCAAAGAGATAAACTGGTTTGCTGAGGTCGGCATGTCAAAGCAGCTTAAAGAAGTCAGTCGTCATATAGGGGGTCGTCTGTTCGAGATATTGATTGTCCTTCTGGCAACACCAAACGCCGACAAGAAAGTTACAGAGAATAGTTTGCGTGGAAAGTTTCAGAGAATACGACAAGACGCTCAAAGCTCTGAGTACACGACTACAATCAGAATAGGGAAAATTACTGAGACGTATAGTGGCGGCAATTTAGGAACAGGCGCGAAAAAGCGCCCTCATCTTCGCCGTGGGCATATTCGCCGCCAGCGTGTTGGCGAGGGGCGTGCAGAGGTGAAGAAGATTTTTATACCGCCTATGTTTGTGAACGCAGATGAAAACTGGATCAAGAATGAGCGTAAAGAATACAAAGTCCTAATGGCATGATGGAGGTTGATATGAATAATGATCTGAATGAAAGACTGTCACCGGAGGCGCGGCTGCGCCGCATGGGCGAACTGGAAGAAGCCCTCATGGCTGCGATGGCCTTCATTGACCAATACGTTGACGTTGAGGACGGCCCAGACGGAATCCCTGCGCCAAATTATGCCATGGCATTAAACACTTTCCTGAATGAAGTGCTGGAGGGGAAAGATGAGTAATGATCTTGTTAAGCGGCTGCGCTATCCAGACCCCTATAGAGAAACAACTGAACGCATATTGATGGAGCAAGCCGCCGACCGCATAGAGAAACTGGAAGCTGAAGTCAAAAGGTTAGAACAGCAACTCAAAATGGCGCGTCGGTTGGCGTATCGACCGCAACCTGAATACCCGCCAGAGATTGGTGTTCCTCATTTGAGGGAGGATTAGGTAATGACTGATGATCTTGTGAAGCGACTGCGTGAGGAGGCGTATCCGTGTTACTGTGAGGAAGCCGCCGACCGCCTTGAACAAATCAATGAGCTTTATCTTGAATATGTTGATATTTCGGAGGAACGGGCTGTCCGCATCAAGAAATTGGAAGCGGCGTTAAGTCACATATACGCATGGTATCCAATTAGCGTGACACAACCGCGCCAGACGATTGATGAAATTCGGGAGTTTGCCCGCGCTGCGCTGGAGGGGGAAGATGACTAAACCAAAACATGATGATGGCGTTTTCATAAGGCGTTTAAGAGAGCCGTTGTCTGAGATAGAGATTACAGACCCAGACGATGCTTTTTGGGATCGCATTGTGCATGAGCGTGAAGCTGCTGCTGAAGCTATTTTGCAATATCGCAAAATGTTGACTGACCATGTTCGGGAAATTTGCATCTATCGGTATATTTTCCGCGCCATAGGGACAGAAGACGCTGACGCAGTTTCATCTGATTTACCATATGAAACAATGTCGCCATTGGATTGCTATGAGGCTGGATTAATTGACGGCGCTATGGCTGTTCGCAAGGCTGTTAAAGCGACAGCGCAAAAAGCTCTTAATCGTGAATTTGATGAATGGGACCCGCCCGCCGCACTAGGGGAGAAGAAAGATGAGTGATGATCTTGTGATGCGGCTGCGCGAACAAGCGCATTTATTGCCGACAACGTATGTCAAACAACCATTGATGCACGATGCTGCCGACCGCATTGAGGAGTTGGAGGCGCGGGTCGAGTTGCTTGAGGGTTATCTTCGCGGGTCTTTGGAAATTATTGAGCGGTCTGTTGCGTGTGACACAGCAGAAGCCCGCGCAGCGCTGGAGGGGAAAAATGGCTGACGATCTTGTGGCGCGGCTGCGCGACTTTCCAGCGAGGGACTGTTGCAGCCAGAGGGCAGAAGCCGCCGACCGCATTGAAGAGCTGGAAAAACAATTTGAAGAATTGCTAGTTCAAAATAACCGCTTGGAGGATTTTGTCACGAAAGATTGCGTCTTACGAACGGAGGCCCGGCTTCAAATAGAAAAGTTAAAGAAAGAAATAATGGATGTTTTGGAGGGAAGACATGGCTGATGATCTGGTGGCGCGGCTGCGTAGTTCAGACTTTTGCAGCTGCGAAATCATCTACCGCGCCGCCGACCGCATAGAGACGTTGGAGAAGGCGCTACGCCGGTTGGTTTCTTGGGGAGCCGCTTGCCCGACGGAAAGAGAAGACCGTCTATCTCACGCCGCGGAAGGCGCGAAAGCATTTCATGCAGCACGCGCAGCACTAGGGGAGGATGTACATGACTGACACGCTTGCCGAAAAGCTGCGGCAAATAACGGCTGACGATAACGATGAAGCAGACATTTTGTTTGAGGCTGCTGACCGTTTAGAGGAATTGGAAGCCGTGCTACAGACCGTGATGGTGGGAGGGAACCATCTGGCGTGCGTTATTGGGCCGGATCATCTCCCGAAGACAGCCACATATTCGGACGCTTTGGAGCACTATGGAGCAGGCAACATGTTTGACGTGTGGTGTTGTTGGAAAACAATCATGTTGGCCCGCGCTGCGCTGGAGGGGAAAGATGGGCAAACGGTCTGACTTTGAGCGGGCCAAGCTAGACTACTACCCAACTCCTGCGTCGGCTGTCATGGCTCTGGTCCCGTTCCTGACACGGGGCCAGACCTTTTGCGAGCCCTGCGCTGGCGCGGGTGTGTTGGCCGGGCACTTGGAGAACCACGCTCTAAGCTGCGTTTCAGCTTTTGACGTGCGCCCGCTGGCATCGGGTATTCGCCAGCATGACGCCTCATGGATTGAGGAGTCAGACCTGAACGGGGCTGAACTCATCATCACAAACCCGCCATGGGATCGGCCCGTCCTACATCAGATTATTGAGCGGTGTTCACGGCTGCGGCCTACGTGGCTGCTGTTTGACGCCGACTGGATGCACACAGGCCAAGCCAAAGGCTATCTGAATATCTGCCGCATGATCGTGTCAGTTGGCAGGATCAAATGGATTGAGGGGTCCAAGAACACCGGCATGGACAATTGCTGCTGGTATTTGTTTGACCAAAACGCGGCTGGCCCCACCACATTTGTAGGCAGGCGATGAAGGTTCCGCTGGATATTCAAGTGTCCGCTGTAGAGCGTGCTGTGGTGAATTTGCGTGGTCACATTGATATTCTGCGTGAGCTTGTCAGCAAAAAGAAGCGCGACCCAAGCACGTTGGAAGCAAAAGAGTCGTGGCTACCTGAATTAACGGCTGCGCTTGAGACGCTGAAGTGGCTACAGGCCCATGAAGAAAGAATTAAGGATGCGTTAAGGGCCTCTCATAGCCGCTAAAAATATGACAATATGCCATGTAACCTGACAAATCGTCATGGAGAATAGACGTGAAGAAACAGCAAAAAGATGAAATGGAATACCTCCGCGAATTGGTGAACAAGACTGGCAACACCTATGCGGAAGTGACCGATTATCTCGGCGTTAATGAGCGGACTCTCTATAGGTGGTTATCGGGGGAAAGCCGCATACCATATAGTGTTATCAAGGCGTTAGAGTTGCTTACTACGCCTGAATAGGGTAGTCTAAAAAGATGAAGCCCGAACGGCGCTAACCATTCGGGCTTCGGAATGAAACGCGGGATGCATCCGCGATTTCGGTCTGACAGTGATGTTTATACCGTAAATCGTGAGAATTGCAATCCGCTCCGTACCGGAGTGGTCAAATGTCTTTCCAAGCTATGACGTGGGCAGTTACTCAACCGCTGCCTCCCTATGAAAAACTCACCATACTTATGCTGGCGAACTACGCTAACGCTGAAGGTGTTTGTTGGCCGTCCATCCGTAGGCTCTGCATTGATA